ATCCATGAACTGTCATCGGTTCGCTATGGCATTACCTCAAACGGCAAGTTTAAGTGTGAGGGCAAAGACCAGATGAAGCGCAGAGGGCTAAAGTCACCAGACCTCGCTGATGCGTTTGTTTTAACCTTTGCGTCACAAGCGGTCAGAGCGAGTGGACAGAGTTATACGAGTTATGGCTATAGAAGAGAGCTTTCCTATGGCGATACAGGATGGATTGTATAGATGGCAACGACAAAAGACGTAGATAGAACCCCCTCTGGACGCATAAAGTACAGGGGCGAGAGCTTTGCTGGATTTAACAAGCCAAAACGCACCCCTAATAAGTCAAAGAAGTTTGCTGTACTTGCGAAAAAGGGCAGTGAAATAAAAATGGTGCGCTATGGAGACCCTAATATGGAGATAAAGAAGGATAATCCAGCTAGACGTAAGAGTTTTCGAGCGAGACACAACTGCGATACAGCGACAGACAAGTTTTCTGCACGATATTGGTCGTGCAAAAAGTGGTAAGGAGCAAAAAATGATGATGATGGGTCGATATAAGAAGGTCATGTCGATGGACATGAAGGAAATGCCTATGAAGAAGAAGAAAAAGACCAAGAAAAAGGCAAAAAACACGAAAAAAGGCACAATAGTCGGTAAATTTTCATCACAGGAGGTCTGATATGTACCACAAAGGCACAAAAAAGAAGAAAAAGAAGAAGGGAAGTAAGTAATGTCAGCAATTTACAAGCATACCATCCATAAAAACAAGGCTGCAAAGCCAGAACCCAAGCCAGAGCCTAAAAAAGCTGAGAAAAAAGAGCCAAAAGCGAAGAAGAAGTAATGGATGATAATGAATTTGCGACTATTCTCAAATCAGAGATAGAGCAAGCCAACAATTACTATGATACAGAGCTGTCTTCTGATCGTGTAGAGACCCTACAGTTTTATCTTGGCGAACCATTTGGCAACGAGCAAGAAAATAGGTCAAAGGTAGTACTCTCAGAGGTAAGAGATACCATTGAGTATCTTATGCCGTCCTTGATGCGTATTTTTGCGTCTAGTGATAAGTTCTGTCGCTTTGTAGGGCGTGATGCAGAAGATGTAAAAGGTGCTGAGCAAGCCACAGAGCGTGTGAACTTTGTACTCAACAGTCAAAACAACGGCTTTACGATTTTACATAACTTCTTCAAAGACGCATTACTGTTTAAGATTGGCGCACTTAAGACATATTGGGAAGAAACAGAGACTACAGTTGAAGAGACCTACGAGCGATTGAGTCAACTGGAGTTAACCACCCTACTTGATGACCCTGCTATTGAATTAAAGTCACAGGAGGTTGTCGAGGAAGGCGTTACAGATCAGATGGGTAACCAGATACCCACCGAGCAGTATTTCAATGTTGAAGTCAAAAGACGCACGAAGAATGGCAAGGTAAAGATTGAGAATATACCCCCTGAAGAGCTTATATTCTCACGTAGAGCGAAGTCTATGGATGATTGCACATTCATAGGACATAGAACACAAGTAAAGGCTGGTGACCTAATAGAACGTGGCTATGACGCAGACCTTGTTATGTCACTTACAGGCGATAAAGAGTTAGACGATGAGTCAGAGCGTCAATCTCGCTTTCAGGACATTGAGTCCAGCCCCTATGATAATGCTGTAGACCCCACCAACAGAGAAGTATTGGTGACAGAAGCGTATATCAGGGCTGATTATGATGGCGATAATGTCGCTGAACTCAGAAGAGTTATAGTCTTAGGCGATAACTACGAGATTGTAGAGAATGAGCCGTTTGACAAGATACCTTTTGCGATAGTCAGTCCGATACTCATGCCTCATAGAATGGTAGGCTTGAGTGTGGCTGAAATGGTCATGGACTTGCAGTTAATCAAGTCGCAAATCTATCGACAGATGCTGGATAATCTGTATCTAACCAACAACTCCAGAGTGGCGGTTGTGGAAGGACAGACTAATCTTGATGACCTTCTTTCAAGCAGACCAGGGGGAATAGTTAGGATGCGTGCCCCTGGAATGGTACAGCCATTAGCCGTTCCTCAACTTGGCTCTCAAGCGTTTAATATGCTTGAGTATGCAGACCAGATAAGAGACCAACGTACAGGCTTTTCTAAAGCCTCTCTAGGGCTTGACCCAAAGCAGTTACAGTCAACATCAACCAACGCTGTTAACGCCACTATACAAGGCGCACAGCTAAAGATAGAGATGATTGCTCGTGTCTTTGCTGAAACTGGTGTTAGGGATATGATGTTCAACATCCTACACCTTATCCAGAAGCATCAGGACAAGGCCGTAACGATACGCTTACTGAATGAATATGTGGATATTGACCCACGAGCCTTTGCGAATGAGTATGATTTAGAGGTCTCTGTTGGTCTTGGTAATGGTGAGGAAGACCAGAAAGCAGCGATGCTGGTACAGATTGCCAACAAGCAAGAGCAAATGCTGAGAGAATTAGGTATCAACAACCCTGTGGTAAAGCCATCACAGTACGTTAACACGCTCAAGAAGATAGCAGAGATGGCTGGGTTTAAAGATACGGACCAATTCTTCAGTAGCGGTGAGGCGTTAGACCAAGCGGCTGAACAAGCCCAACAGCAACCAGAGCAGAATATTGAACTTCTAAAGCTACAGGAAGAGTTGAAGCTAAAGCGTGAAGAAATGGAGGCCAAGATCGCCCTTGAGAGAGAAGAGATGTTGGCAAAGATCGAGCTACGCAAGTTTGAATTTGAGGCTGAACTTACACTTAGACAACAGAAACTTGCATTAGGTGGCGATATATCAACGAACCTACCGACAGCCCAATGACGGACCTAGAGAATGAGCGTCACAGAGGCGCAAGGGCTAACGCCATAATGAGTGACCCATTGATGATTGAGTCATTCAAGACATTAAAAGACAACTACTTTGATGCGTGGGCAAATAGCCTACCTACCGACACAGCAACGAGAGAGCATTGCTGGAATATGTATAACGCCATTAAAGAACTAGAAGGACAACTGGATTCTGTCATTAAGACAGGAAAATTTGCAGACAGACAATTAACAAAAGGAGTTTAGGATGCAAGACACCCCTAGCAACCCTCAAGAGGGAACTGGGAACTTATCGCAAAGTGATGCGGTAAACCTATTATTGGACACGAATAGCCCTTCCGAAGAAGTAAGCGAAGTCCAGCCAACAACCGAAGTGGAAACTGAAGAAGTTGAGGCGGTTGAAGAACAACCAACCGAAGCAGAAGCAGAAGAAACAGAGGCAGAGGAAGTCACCGAAGAAGAGGTCGAAGAGACCGAACCAGAAGAGACCCTCTACAGAGTGAAAGTGGATGGTGAGGAGTATGACGTTAATACTGAAAAACTCATCAAAAACTATCAACTTGAAAAATCGGCTCAGAAAAGACTACAAGATGCTGCGGAACAGCGAAAGCAGTTAAGCAGTAAGGAAGCGTCTTTAGAGCAAGAGCGTCAGAAATATGCTCAAGTCCTACAAGTGTACGAACAACAGTTAGCACAACCTCAACAGGCAATGAGTCAGGAACAGTTAGCGCAACTGAAAGCCGAAGACCCCATTGCGTATAATACGTATTTGGTTGAGGAACAGCAGAGACAAAGCAAACTTCAAGCGGTTCAACAAGAACAGCAAGTCCTTAAGTCTCAAGAACTGGCAAAACAGGCTGATTTACTGCTTGATCTAATCCCCTCATGGAAAGATCAGGGTGTAGCAGCCAAAGAAAAAGGCGAATTAGTCGGTTATTTACGAAATCAGGGCTTTTCGACTGATGACATAAATAATGCGACTGATGCAAGGATAGTAAACATGGCACGAAAAGCACAACTTTACGACAATCTACAAAGCAAAGCGACTGTCGTGAAAAAGAAAGTGGTTACTGCGCCTAAGATGGTGAAGGCTGGACAGCCAAAGCCACGTACAAATGTACCAGACAAGGCAAAGAAGGACGCTTGGGCAAAGCTTAAAAAGACAAACAGTAGAGATGCTGCTGTCGAATATCTTTTAACCAAGTAGCTATTTAGGAGTAAATAATATGGCAACTTTTCTAACTTCAAATGCGGTTGGAGAGAGAGAGGACTTATCAGATGTCATCTATCGGATTGACCCTGATGAGACCCCTGTTTTTTCTAACGCACAAAAAGAAATAAAGAAAATATTTTATAATTACAATGTACTTCCTAATAGTGGAGATGTAATATTATCTGATAATGATTATTGGTTTTCGGTTGTTCATAGAAATTTTTCAGATGATGGACATTTAGGTCTACTTGTTACACTTGATAAAAACACCAACTTATGATAACACTATTAAACGGAGAACATTGGGGTAAAGAAGAAATCCTCACACAGATGCATTCAGATGAGTTTTA